GAGCGAGCACAAAGGCTCAAATTAGAGAAATTCAGGAGAGTGCGGTGAGGGTGGACGCTCGCAAAAAGATTGAGGAAGACAAGAAGAAGGAGGAAGAGCGTAAGAAAAAGGCTGATGCGGAAGCTGAACGGGTGCGAAAGTTGAAAGAGTTGAAGGCTAGACGTGCAGTACAGGTTGATAAAAAGAAGGCGACCCGTGAAGCCGCTGAGAGGTCTGCGGTGTCAGCGAAGAAAATGCTCACTGAAACGGAGAAGATGAAGGCGAAAGCCAAAGAGGACAAGGCTTTTAACGATAGACTCGCAGAAAAAAGGAGACTTTTGAGAGAAAGAGAAGCTAAGTTGGAACCCAAAAAGCGAAAACCTAAGAAAAAACAATGAACATCGACGACGATTGCACTGTAGTGACAGAGATGCCTCTCAGCGACGAGGTTGTTGATTTCATCGAGAAGGGTCTTCATCGTGAGATGTCCAAGAAGGATGTGGAAGACTGGTGTGATCAAAATTTAGATCAACTCACAAGTATATATGAGAAGTACCGAGGTACATACATATCGTATGGACTTGCAGAAATGACTCTCTTTTTTGCGCAAACAGTTTATGATAGAGATGACATGGGAGATGTGATTGGTGGGTTTGTAGATTTGCAATGATTTTAATTTAAAGAAATAAAGTTCCATTAATTTAATGAAACATTGTGATGTGTGTTGTGAAAAGATAAACAAGATAAATCACAAAGAAGTTAAGTGTCCTTTTTGTGATTTAACGAGTTGTAGATCTTGTTCTCAGAGATATATTTTGGAATCTTTCCAAGATCCACATTGTATGGGGTGTAAGACCCTATGGAATCGTGAGTTTGTGGATTCATTCTGTACCAAATATTTTAGAAATACCGATTTGAGACGCCATCGTGAGAATGTTCTATTTGAGAGAGAAAAGGCACTCATGCCTGAGACTCAACCAGAAGTTGAGCGAATAATACAGATGCGGAAAATTCGTGCGATCATCAGACAACAAAAAGAAAAACTCATCGAACTTCACAACAGGTATAGAGTCTTTGAAATAGATGGTCCCATACCTCGTGAAATACAGGTACTATACAGAGACATGGAGAACACCTATAGACATCTAGATGATTTGAGAAACAACGGAACATTCATGGACACTGAACCAAGGCGTTTCATACGCCAATGTCCGGTCGAAGAGTGTAAAGGATTTTTAAATGAAACATGGTATTGTGGTTTATGTGAATGTAAATACTGTAAAGATTGTAATGAACCTCTGACACCTGAACACAAATGTGATCCAGAAACGGCGAAGACTATGAAGTTGCTCAACAAGGATAGTAAATCATGTCCAAAGTGTGGAACAGTCATTCACAAGACGAGTGGTTGTGCTCAAATGTGGTGTATTTCGTGTCACACGGCTTTCAATTGGCGCACTGGTGAAATTGAGACTGGTCGGATACACAACCCACACTTCATAGAATTTAAGAAGAAAACGATGATGTCTCGAGAGCATGGAGACATCCCGTGTGGTGGTGTCCCCTCGTTTAGGGAACTGAGGCAAATTGGCGCCACGAATGAAATACTTCAATACGCGATGGTTGTACATCAGATGGAACGCGAAAATATGTATCTGGATCTAAGACCATTTGATAATACACAAATGCGAATTGCTTATATGTTGAACGACATTACAGAACGAGATTTCAAACATTTTTTACAACGGCAAGAGAAATATATAGACAAATCTCGAGATCTTTCACACATTTTCGAAATGATGGCCAACACAGGTGGGGACCTACTCAGACAATACGTCATTGAACCCGAGCGACACGACGAAATCGTAGATCTTTTACAGAAGATTGTCGACTATGGAAATGAAATCTTTGATTCAATTCGTACACGATACAATTGTCGACTTCCTCGAAATATTTATGTGTGAGTACAATAGGATGTTACTTCTAGTGTTCATCATTATTTTGGTATTCTACCTGTTACCAAAATATCCCACACCTCGTGTATTTGAAAAGTTCATAAGCAATGACGAGTGTGACTACATTATTCAGAAGGCGAAAAAGAACATGGAGACTTCCACGGTCACTACCGAAAAGAAGGTGGATGAATCGATTCGTAAAAGTGAGACGGCGTGGTTGAAAAATGATGACCCAACTGTTCTAAGTATAATAGAGAGGTGTCTCAAACATACGGATAGACCTCTTGTCAATTGTGAACGATTACAGGTTCTCCGATACCAACCGGGTGGTTTCTATAAACCGCATCAAGATGCCTTTGAAAATGAAAAAAATATGAGAATATACACATTTATTTTGGCACTCAACGACGAATACGATGGCGGTGAGACTGTATTTCCAAACTTGGGCAAGGAATACAAACTCAAAAAGGGTGATGCCCTTTTCTTTGATACCCTCGACAACTATGAACTTATGACATCCAAGGCTTTACATGGTGGGAAACCTGTAAAGTCTGGTGAGAAATGGATTTGTAATTTATGGGTTAGAAAGTATCCTTACGCCTGAACCTCACCGCGCTCAATCAACTTCTTGCGGTTCGCCATGTGAAGATCCTGCACTACAGACTTGTTCTCAGCAGCGTATGGAACGGCGTAGCCCTCATCACACAGCCACTTGTTAACATTGGTCCACACCCCATCCTCACATACCCAAACCTCGGCGAGAACACGACCAAACTTCCCCCTAGAATCCGCCTCAGGGCATCTGAGTTCGATCTCGATATCATCCTTCTCAGATGCGACAGCCTTCATACACCACTCCTTGAGCTTCATCTTCGAGAGAAGACCAAACTTCTTCTCTTCCGCGTCGGAAGTGCGAGACTCAGGGGTGTCGATACCCAGTAGGCGCACACGCTGCTTCGTGCAGACATCGAAGCCAAGGTCGATGGCGACATCGATGGTGTCACCATCGACCACCTTCTCGAGGGAAGAAACACGGTACTTGAAGTTGCAGGGTTCGACGTTGTAAGAAGACATCTTGTGTTTGACTATGCACTTAAAACTTTAATACTCTTGTATAGTAAATGAGGTGTGTGGCATATTCCTCGAGTGACTCGTACAAGTACAAGTTGGCTAAAACTCGGGAAAATGTTCTCAACAACCTCTACGAAAAAAAAGCTGTGGAGCAACGCCCAAAACTCGTGGAAAATTTGAGACTTCGTCTACGGTTCAAGGAAGCCATAGAAGAAGCACAAAAGATATGCGAAGAAGACAAAGAGTCCCAGAAGTGTCATCTCGCATGGTATGAAGTGGATGAATTAGAAGATGCTCTCATGCGTCGAGAATAATCATCGGTGGTTCATCATCGTACCCATAGAAGTGAATGGAGATGCCGTAGAGTTCATTGAGTCTGGTGTGTAATTCTTCATTTATGAACTGTTTCCATTCACGTAAATCTGTAGAAAAGTATTCACACTTCTCCTCACCAAAGCCGCGGTTGAGAAGGAAGTCTTCGTAGCGTACCTCTTTCATGAGGGAATAGACAGCTCCTGGAACTGGAACTGTACCCACACGGATGGCGTCGAAAATGTCGATGACATAGTACCCTCGTGCGTCGCAAATGATGTTAACTTGTATGTCTGGGAACCCTTTGATGAAGGATTCAAAATCTGCGTCACTTGGGAGTGTTGTGAAGATCGTGGGTCCAACTTCGTCGGGAATCACTTGCAGAAGTGATGGATGTGTGTGATATGCCACGGGTGCGTCCGACCATTCTGATTCAAGTACACTCGCATCGAGGCGTGCCCTCTCCTTAGAGGTCACGTAGGTGAGACCCTTATAGTTCATGCACTTGTCGTACTTAACCTTACCCCCATATTCCCACCTATTTTTAGACGACAGACGACTCACAGATTTCAAATCTTTTATGACACTTTTTGAAATTTGTATTCTTCGTGTAGCACACAAAGGTGTCATCCTATATTCATGATGACATTTTTATCCAGGAGTGTAATCTCACCGAGTTGATCCCATGTGTAGTACTTGACGGATATACCAAACTTTTTGCGCATTATGGGGTCTATGTAGTTGTTCACGGCTCGTTTCCATTGAGTGGGTGTGGTTTGGATGTACGCCAGGTTACTCCATGTGACTGATACCCTCTGAAATTCCTGACCCTGTACGAGGCGAGTGAATTCGCGATTGACGGCATCGACGTTGGGTTTGATCAGGTTTGTTTCGATGAGGTCGATGATGTAGTATCCTTGATTTTCGAGAATGAGATTCGCTTGCATGTTCGGGTATTCGTTTATGTACACTCTAAAATCGGCTTCACTCGGGTATGTGAAAAGTGGAGTTGCGTATTCAGGGACGGGGTGTGTGTGATACACGATGTATTGAGTCATCTCTTCTTGTGTCGGCTGCACAGTGGCAAGTCGCTGATCCGTACGAGCTGTTGGTCTATTGAACCTAACATAGTTCCGTGTATTTGATAGAGTGAAAGGTATCGAACCCGCATACTCGACACGTTGTTCCCATGTCTTTTTGTACACATCTTGGAGTTCCTTGATTGTTTTACGGCTCAAACGAACAGACAACACACTGGCATTAGACCCCGTGACTGTACCTAGGTTGAATGCATCTCTTGGTATGTTCACGCGTCTAAAGTTACGAGCGAGGCGGTTGATGGCAGCGTTGATTCGTGTCATTCGCCGTTGTCTCTCCACTTGGCGACGTCTGTTGAGAGCCTGTCTA